GACGAAAGTTTAAAATCTTGGTCTTTGAGTTTATCAGATCTTTTTATTGGTTCAAATAATATCACATCTGATATAAAATTTAATAATGATACTGTTTATATAAAAAGTGGAAAAGTTGGTATAAATGGTTCTCCTGATTTTGCCCAAACTTTACAGATAAATGGTTCGATATTTGTTTCCACTTATGCAAATGTCAGTTCTTATCTAATAACTGGTGGAAATATTACTTCTGGAAATGATATTCTCGCAAAAGGTAGTATAGAATCCACTTATAATTTAACAGTTGGTGGGTCTTCTGTCACAGAGGGAGATGCTTACATTTATGGAACAACAAGACTGAATTCTCTTTTATCCACAAATGTAAACCCAAGATCAACTTATGTAGAATTGATTAATATTATTTATCCAGTTGGCTCTATTTACACTTCTACTATAAGCACAAATCCTAATACTCTTTTCGGAATTGGAACTTGGATAGCTTATGGCGAAGGTAGAGTTTTAGTTGGTAAAGCTTCTACTGGAACATTTACTACTCCTGGTGCTACTGGTGGTGCAGAAACAGTAACATTACAAGATTATCAATCTGGTTTACCTGCTCACAGTCACCCAATAACAGACCCTAGTCACGTTCATAGTTTTAGTGATGCTTATTTTAGCGAAACTCCAGGTGGTAGTGGATGGTTAGGTAGTCATAGCAGTGATTATGATAACGGTCCAGTATATTTTACACATAATACAAACGGAGCAACAACAGGTATTAGCATCAACAACAATACTCCTCGAAACGCATCTGAAGCGCACACAAACTTGCAACCTTATGTTGTTGTCTACATGTGGAGAAGAACCGCTTAAAAATTATTTAAAAAATGTCAATATCATACGGAACATCTACACAGATTCTTTTACCAAATAGTGCAAATAATACAATAACCTACATTAGAGAGAGACTTGGGGAACCACTTAGTCAAGTCAATGTCAGTGATAATCAGATATTAAGTAGAATTGGTGATGCTTTACAATTTTGTAGGGATTATATGGACGATTTTACAGAACACACATATATTCCGCATGAATTAACTCAGGAAGATATAGACAATAATTATATAACTGTTCCTGATAATGTTTTTGAAGTAGTTAAAGTTATTTCGCCGAGTGCGTATAACACGTCAAGTATGTTTACATCTATAGATTATAATCTTGCTCAAGATTTAAATTACCATATGCTTTCTAACATGTCTGCATCGGGAGTCATAACCCATTATACTCTTGCAAAGATGAAATTGGAAGAATATGAACAATTTTTTGCAGGACAAAAATCAATTGATTTTAATGTTTACAACAAAAAATTATATTGGAGGGTTGATTTCGATGCACGATCTAACGCTGGTGATTTTATCTGTTATGAATGTTTTACTGTTTCTGATCCTCAAACGATGAGTTCTATCTTTTCCGATAGAAGATTTCTTGATTTGGCTACAGCAATGGTTAAAAAACAATGGGGAGAAATTCTTTCTAAATTTCCAAATACTCCTATGTTTGGAGGCATCGTATTTAATGGCGACAAAATTTATACAGAAGGAGTTAGAGAAATTAAGGAAGCCAAAGATCATATAATAGATACAGGCAATCCACCTCATTTATTTATCGGATAAACATGGCAAACGCTATTTTCACATTAAATAGTTATTTCAATAATTACGGTTTTGCAAATACACAAAACCTTTTAGATGATCTTGTTTGCGAATCCATTTCCAGACATGGAATTCTTATAAATTATTTACCAAGAGATATACAAAATTTCAATGATTTATTCAGTGAAGGTTCGCAATATAAATTCACTGATTATTATCCGATGCCTGCGTATCAAGAAGGATATCAAAATTTTGGAAGTGCAAATTCCGAATTGATGTCAAAATTTGGTGTTTTTCTTCAAAACACATCTACTTTTTATATTGCAAGGAAACATTTTGAAGAAACATTAGAAGGAGTTCTAAATATACCAAGAGAAGGTGATATAATTTATGTTGGAGAACCTTGGAAAAATTTGATGCAGATAACACATGTTTCTCATACAGACGGGGGAAGTGGTTATTTTCCTCATGGTAAATTTCAAGTTTATGAACTTCAAACTGAATTGTTTACTTATTCTGGAGAGGATTTTGAGGAATGTGGTAATGATGAAATAATAACAGAACTCGAATTTTATCCTGTTAGTAATACTGCTTATTCAGAACCTTCTGATAATGAATATCTCGCAAATAATGGAAGTGTTATAGTAGATACATCAGAAACAAATCCTTATAATTTTTGATTATATTTTCTCATGGCATGTTCATGGGATGTGGAAGCTTTACAACCACATAAAAAATAAAGCAATTAAATGCGGGAGTTCCCCGCATTTTTTTTATTTATAAATATAATAAAAAATACATATAGATGTCATTTTTTTATCAACAAATTCTATTAAGCAATGTCACAGCATTTGGCGATTGTTTTAATAATATAACATTACGAAGAAATCTTTCTGATGAAACATTTAAAGAAATAAATGTTCCCATTTCTTATTCCAATTCTGCGAAATATATAGAGAGATTTTTGAAAAGAGGTGATGACTCATCTGATATAAAGGATTTAATCAACACAACAGTTCCCAGAATGGGATTCAAACTTCTTGATTTGAAATATGATTCTCAAAGAAAATTAAACAAAATGTTTAAAATTCTTATGAAAAATGATATTCAGACAATTGATAGCATAGATGAATATACAATAGAAAATTTTGCCGATGTTAAAGTTGAGGATTTAACTACGGATAAATTGGTTTCTGTTTATAATCCAGTTCCTTATATTCTTACATTCCAACTTTATATTCTCACAAATAAAGAAGAAGATTCAAATCAAATAATAGAACAAATATTGCCGAAATTTACTCCTGAATATAATCTTCCTGTTAAATATATGTTTGGTCCAATTCTCAAAGATACATCTGCATATTATAAAGGTAGAACAAATATCATAATAGATTCTCCACTTGTTCTTGAAAATGTTTCTAAAGAAGATAATTATGATGGAGATTTTTCATCAACTTCAAGAAGAATTGTTCATACTCTGACCTTTAGTTTACGCTGTAAATTTTTTACTGATTTTTCGAGAGAATCTATTATAAAAATTGTTGATTTCAAATTTGGCGATTTTGATTCTTTGGAAATCTCGGAAAACCAAAAAATATATTCAATGCCTTCAGATGAAGATATGGTTGTTGGGGTTGATAGAATAGTTGATTTAGAAAAACTTTATTATAAATTTTACGACGATATGTTCCAAGATCCATATCAAATCGACAATACTAATATTGGAGATGAAAATGACATACTTTAATCACGACTTGATTAGAAAATATATTGTTATTTTTGGATCTATATTTGATAATGTTTCCATAATTAAATATGAAACTGAGAACATAAGATCAAATAAAAATGATTCGGAAAATCTTTTATCAATTAAAGAGATAAATGTTCCGATCACATATGCCAATAAAAACAAATATATACTGAGATATCTAAAAAGAGGAAATGATTCTACTGATATAAAGGATGTTATTCAAAAAACTTTGCCAAGAATGGCTTTTGAATTTACCAATGTTTATTACGATTCTAAAAGAAAGTTGAATAGAAACTATAAAATAATAAGCACAATAGATGATGATAACACGTTAATTCATGCACAATTTACTCCCGTACCATATAATATTGATGTAGAACTTTCTGTTTTGGTGAATAAAACAGAAGATGGAACAAAAATAGTTGAACAAATATTGCCGTATTTTACACCTCAATTGAATATAACATCAAATCTTATTCCTGATAATAATATTAAACTTGATATTCCAATTGTTTTGAATTCAGTTTATTTAGATGAAGAATATGAAACAGATTTTAGAAAAAATCGTGTTGTTACTTGGGGCCTGAATTTTACTATTAAAGGTTATTTTTTTAGTCCTATAAATACAGAAAAAGTTGTTACTGATATCACAACTACTTTAAACGATACATCACTAACTATACAACCATATCCAACAGATTCTTTGTTCACAGATGATTACGGATTTTTAATTGAATAATATTATGGATAACGACAAATTAGAAAAAACTAATAACCAAATAGCAACAATAGAAAATAAAACAGAACTTGAAACATTAAAAAATGTTGCGAGAGGAGATTTTAAACTCACCAGAGAAAACGTTCTAAAATTGATTGAAGACGGTATGACAACTCTTGATGAAGTCAAAGAATTTGCCAACCAAACTAACGATATGCGCTGGTATAGAATCTATACAGAACTTATGAGAACAGTTTCCGAAAACAACAGAGCTTTAATCGATATGACAGCTTCTTATAAAAATATTGTTGTTGGTAAAGAATCAACTGCTGACTTGGATGAGGTTGAACAAATAACAAACAATAATACTCTCATTATAGGTTCTACAGTAGAATTACAAAAAATGCTTGAAGAAAAATTGAAATCAGTTAATAACGTTATTAATTCCGGCAATTTAGATGAAATCGACGTTGCAGAAGTTGTAGATTAAAAAAACATGGCTAAAAGAAGAAAAATAGTATCTGATAGTAGCAGTTATAAAGGAGATACATCTCTAAAAGGTATTAACGAAAATATCGAATGGACTGAAGAACTTCTTGATGAATATACAAGATGCGCAACAGATATTAAATATTTTATAGAAACATATGTTAGAATTGAAAACGTTGACGATGGTCTTGTTCATTTTAAATTAAGAGATTATCAACATAGAATGGTTGACGGCATTATGGAAAATAGATTCTCTATAATGTTGTGTAGTCGTCAGGTTGGTAAGGCATTGAGCTTGGATACACCAATTTTAACCAAAAATGGTTTCAAAACTGTTGCTGATATTTCTGTTGGTGATTTTATATACGGCAAAAATGGAAAATTAACAAAAGTTACATTCATTACAGAAATTATGAATGATAGACCTTGTTTCCAAGTTGTTTTTGATAACGGAGAATCAATAATCGCAGATGCAGAACATCAATGGAATTTTAATATAGGAAATTCTAAAACTTATGAAGAAAAAACTATAACAACTCAAGAAGTATACGATTATATCCAAACCAATAAAAACAATATCGCTTTTACTGATGTTTCAAAAGAAATAGAATTTAAAGAAATTAAATTCAAATTAGATCCTTATTCATTAGGAGTTATGGTTGGAGATGTTAATGTCTCACTTAATTATATACCAAAAAATTATATCTTTTCTTCTATAAATCAAAGATTAGAATTGTTAACGGGGTTAATGGATGCAGGAGGAAATGTAAGTGATAAAGGTGTTTGTGAGTATTCTCAATCAAACAAACAATTAATAAATGATATCAGACTAATTCTTTCCACATTAGGGATAAAGAGTAAAATCACAGAAAAAAGAGTCAAAGGTCAGTCATTTTATACTATAATTTTTTCTACTTCAAAATATAATGTTTTCAAATCAATAGAAAAACTCACAAAGCAACAAAATTCCAAAAATAATCCAAAAAGTACAAGATTATATATTAAGTCAATAACTCCCGCAGAAAGTGTTCCTGTTCGTTGTTTAACTGTTGATAATGATGATCATATGTTTTTATGTGGCAATACATTAGTTCCAACACACAATTCAACAGTAACAGCCGGAGTTTCTTTACATCAAGCTTTATTTAGGTCTCACTATAAAGTTGCTATGTTGGCTAACAAAAATGATTTGGCAAAAGAACTTTTAGATAGAGTAAA